ATTTTTTAGTTTTAAAACTCATCTAAAGGGCCTCCCTACATTCCATATTACAAGAGAGTATCTTGTACCTTCTGTTACTTTTTTAACTCTGTGTCTAACAAAACTTGGAAATACAATTATAGATCCTAATGTTCTAGCTTCTTTACAAAGAACTTGATTTTCTTTTTCGCTTTTATGAGGGTGATTAACATTAAATTCTAAATCTCCCCCTGTAAAATCTTTTTGAGGATCAGATAAAACACAACTTACAGACAACTTTCTTATTCTACCATGTATCTGCGGAGTATTAGGTCTATCATAGGGTTCAGGAAATGAATCTTCATGCCAACCATAAAATTGTCCTTTTTTATATCTTGTAAACTGAAAGCACTCAGAATAATCCCATTCAAAATTCCAACCCGCAGCTCTGTTTGCTTCATGTATGTAAGGTTTTATTTCTTTCCAAATCCAATAATCATCTAACCAAGTTATATTTGATTTTCTAATTTTTTGTATGTTTTTAATTTCTTTTTTAGTTAGTGGATTTAATTCTAAATCTCTTCCTCTTGATACAGTGTCCCCTGTCAACGCTAATTGATTTTCTTTAGACTCTGCATATTTTATAACTTCACTACAAAATTTTGCAGTAAGGGCGTTATTAAAATAGTAATAACAGTTTTTTAATTGCATGATATACCTTTATGTGTATGTTATATAATAATTTTTATAAAAAAACAATAGATTATTTATAAATGTCTATCAAATTTGAGGACAAATTAGAAAGCATTGAATATCCTAAAAACGATAAGTCTTGGAATATAGCAGGGATTATAAAAGGACAGAATGGTTTTTATCGATTTGATACCCGACCTATACAAAAAACTAAACAAGGCGAAATAGGAAAATATAGCTCGTTTAAAACTAAAGCAGATAAGATAGTATTCGAAGCTAAAGACCAGTGGGTCATAGTTGATGTAGAAGAACTACATCAATATTTAAAAAAACAAGATCTTAAAAAAGTATACTTGCAAGATTTGATATTTAAGTTAGATTGGAATATAGTGCTACCTAAAAAAGAATGAAATTTTTATACTATTATATACATAATTATTTGTCTTTAAAACAAATAAAAAAATTAAATAAGACTCTTATAAAAGGAGAACCTTTTTACACAAAAGCTAATACAATAAAAACATCTACGGCTTTCTATAGTCCTTATGGAAGTGTTAAACATTTAATACCCAATTTAGAGGACACAGCATTTTATGTAAATAGAGAGTCTTTTGGATTTAACATAAATCCTTTTTTAAATAACGATATTTTTGTTATTAATATCTATGATGCTAAAAATCAAGGTGAGTATAAAATGCATACTGATGCAGAGGCGTTTGATAGAAATTATACTATTAAACTTACTTTGTTATTAAATCTTTCTGAACAAAAATATGAAGGTGGAGAGTTTTCTTTATTTGACAATTCTAAATTACAGGTGGTAAAAGAGTTCAATGAACCAGGGACATTGTTGATGTTTCCTTCCTATGTTCCACACAAAGTTTCTCCAGTAACAAAAGGTCAAAGAATTTCAGGTACTTTCTTCATAACTGGCCCTTGGTGGAAATAAATACCCGTCTTTACAGACCCATAGTATTGGAATATAATACTACCAAAAACTTAAAAACCTTATATAGTGTGTTGTTATGCTACAGAAAATAGGATTTATTCCCGGTATTAACAAACAAGTCACAGAAACCGGAGCAGAAGGACAATGGGTAGACTGTGATAATGTTAGATTTAGATATGGTATACCTGAAAAAATAGGTGGCTGGAACCAGTTAGGAGCACTTAATTCTAATGAATTAACAGGTGCTGGTAGAGGCCTACATCATTTCGTAAATACTGCAGGCAGAAGATATGCTATCATTGGCACTAACAGAATATTATATGCTTTTTCTGGGGATGTTTTTTATGACATACACCCAATAAAAACTACTACTACTTTAACAAGTGCGTTTAGCACTACTAACGGATCGGCAATTGTAACAATAACATTTTCAACAGCTCACGGAATATCACCTAACGATATAATTTTATTAGATAACTTTACAACTATAACAGGATCTAATTTTGGAGCATCTGATTTTGATGATAAAAAATTTATGGTGACCTCTGTTCCCACTGCTACAACTTTAACAATTACAATGCCATCGAATGAATCAGGATCTGGTGCAACAACATCAGGCGGTATTAGAGTACAACATTATTATCCTGTAGGCACAGCTGTTCAAGAAAAGGGTTTTGGTTGGGGTTTAGGTACTTATGGTGGTGAAGACACTGGAGCAGTAACAACTACTCTAAACGGTGCAATAGACGCCAGCACTACGACCGTGGTTTTAACAAGCGCTACACAATTTCCGTCAACAGGAACTAGTTTTGTTTTAATTGGAACAGAAATGATACAGTACACTGGGGTGAGTGGTAACACTTTAACGGGTGTAACTAGAGGAGCTAGAGGAACCACTGCGGCTTCTCATAGTGATGGAGTCACTGTTACTAATGGTACAGATTATGCTGCATGGAATGAACAAACACAAGAAGGTTTAGCTTTAGATCCTGGAATGTGGTCATTAGATAATTTTGGTGATAAAGCAATTTGTTTAATTCACGATAGTGCTGTTTTTTCTTGGGACTCTAGTTTAGGTAATGCAACAGAAACTAGAGCAACTATTATAACGGGTGCACCTACAGCATCGCGTCACATGATAGTATCCACACCGGATCGTCACTTAGTATTTTTTGGAACGGAAACAACTATTGGAGATACATCTACACAAGATGATATGTTTATAAGATTCTCTGATCAGGAAGATATTAATACTTATACACCAACAGCAACCAATACAGCTGGTACACAAAGACTGGCAGATGGATCACAGATTAGAGGAGCAATCAGAGGTAGAGATGCTATCTATATTTGGACAGACACAGCTTTATTTACAATGAACTTTGTTGGTGCACCTTTTACTTTTGGTTTTGCACAAGTAGGAACTAACTGTGGACTTGTTGGTCAAAACGCATGTGTAGAAGTTGATGGTGCTGCATATTGGATGTCAGAGAATGGTTTTTTTAGATATGCTGGTAAACTAGAATCACTACCTTGTTTAGTAGAAGATTTTGTTTATGATGATATAAATTTAGCCTCTGGTAATCAAATGGTATCTGCAGGTTTAAATAATTTGTTTGGAGAGATAATATGGTTTTACCCTTCTTCTACATCTGACGTAATTGATAAACAAGTTACATATAATTATTTTGATTCAACCCCAAGAAGATCTGTTTGGACAGTGGGCACACTAGCTAGGACTATGTGGAAAGACTCTGCTGTTTTTGGTAAACCGCATGCTTTAGAATACTCTGCAGGTAATGATTCGTCTTTTGATGTTGTAGGAAATACAGAGGGTAGAACTTCATACTATGAACACGAAACAGGGACCGATCAAAATAAAAATGGCACTATAACAGCAGTGTTATCAAACATATCTTCTGGTGATTACGACATTACACAAAGAGCTATGAGAAGCACTCAAGGCGTATCTGGTATTGCAGATTTTAGAGGAGATGGTGAGCACCTAATGAAGATTAGAAGATTTGTTCCAGACTTTATTTCACAAACAGGAACAACTAGAGTTACATTACGATTAAAAAATTATCCAAACAGCACACAAAGTAGTTCACCTCTCGGGCCTTTTGATATTACAACATCAACAACTAAAGTTGATACACGTGCAAGAGCTAGAGCTATTTCATTAAAAATAGAAAATACAGCAGCTAGTCAAAGTTGGAAGTTAGGCACATTTAGATTAGATGTACAACCAGACGGGAGAAGATAATGCCATTAAATACAAAAGGTAAAAAGATAATGAAGTCTATGAAAAAACAATACGGTAAAAAGAAGGGTGAGCAAGTATTTTATGCATCATTAAATAAGAAAAAAATTAAAGGAGTTAAAAAGAAATAATGGCAAAGATCACACAGATTATAACTAGACCAGCACAAGAGTATGACTACACCATAGCAGAAGCTCAAACTAGAGACTTAGATGGTGTTATACAGAAACTTAACACCACATATCAACAAGACTTAAAAGATGAGGTAGAAGCACAAAGCTTCTTTTTGAATTAATGGCTAATAATTTTATAAATAAAAAAGCAGATTTAACAACTACAGATTTAACAACATTATATACTGTGCCGTCAGCGAGGACAGCTGTGGTTAAATCTTTGTTAGTTTGTAATGATGCAGGATCTGGTTGTAATATAGATGTTACTTTAGTAGATGCTAGTGGTAATATATTTAGTTTATTTAAAACAAAGACTATAGCAACAATCACCACAACAGAACTTTTAACTCAACCTCTTGTAATGGAAGAGAGTGAGATACTTAAAGTACAGGCTGCTGACGCAAATGAGCTGCACGTCATAGCCTCTATATTAGAAATACAGCCAAGAGAGGTAACAACATAATGAAAGAACTAAAACCAGAAAAGATTATAGAAACTATTAGTAATTTAAAGACAGGTGAGATATACAAGAACGATGAGGAGTGGAAAGCAAAAGGAATTCCTCAAGAAGATATTAGAAGAGACGTTAAGGTAATTATGCCTAGTCTTGATTTATTTGGGAAAACAAAATGAGCATAATGCAACTAGTAAAAAAGAAAAAAGGTAAAAAACGACCAGGCTATCGTGGTGATGATGCTGCAAAAGCAGACAGGGCTGCTCGATCTGAGGGCAGAGCTTCTATGGGTAGAGCTGATGAAAGAGGTGGTGTTGATCGAGGAGGTGGTGATGGTGGTAATAAGTTTACTGAATTTACAAAACAAAACTTAAACCCACAAGTAGATACTATTACACAAAAATTTACAGGTAGAAGTCCCTTTTTTGGTGGTGCAAATAGATTTGGATATACAAATATTAGACCAGACGGAAGTTTTCAACCGGGTTTTGGTGGTAGAGTTTTTGGTGGATTGTTAAGTCTATTAACAGGTATACCTTTTGTAGGTGGTGCTATAGGTAGTATGTATGACAAAGGGACAGGTCTTTTTGATCAAGCTAGAGGATTTTTTAGAAGAGGTCCAAATTATAATGATATGTCTCAATTTAACAGACTAGGATTGTTTGGCATTCCTCCAGGAACATTGGATGAAGAAGATAAAATATCTGACACTAGTTTTACATTAAACGATCCAAACGCTATTGTGCCTGGTGGTATACTTGATAATGTAGATATAATAGAAGACATAGATGTAGGATATGATGACCCTGCATTTCAAAATAATTTAATGGCTTTTAATCCAGGCACTATATTAGATAGTAAACTTAAAAATATGTATTCGGGATATCAAAATTTGGGTATTACAAATCCCCAAATGATAGATTTAATGAAACAAGATATAGAACAAAATAAACAAGAAGGAACTCCTCTTTCTTTACCAAAAAACGCATATAGTTTAATAGGATAGAAGTATTGATTATAGGAGAAAAAGGCGATAAAGAGGATAAAATATGGCAATTTCAAGGATGAATATGGAAAGACAACTTCGTAATATGGGTGGACTAATGACACTCGAAGAACCAAGACAAGGATATTTTTTAGGTAAGATTGTAAGAAAAGCTAAAAAAGCTGTAAAGAAAGTTGTTAAGTCACCAGTAGGTAAGGCCGCTTTGTTAGCTGGACTAGGTGCTTATGCAGGAGGACTAGGTCCTTTTGCTGGGGGTAAGTTTGGTGCAGGATTTGCAAGACCTTTTTTTGGTGGATTAAAAACAGGATTTTTAAACCCATTAATGGAAGGACCAATGGCTACCCGATCTGGTGGTATTGGAAGAATGATAGGTTCATTTATAAGAAACAAACCAGGGACAGCTGCGTTATTAGGTTTAGGAGCTACAGCAGTTGCTGCACCATTTTTTATGGGCGATGATGAAGAAGACATAGATGAAGGTGTACCTGTTTCAGGAATACAACCAATGGTAGCTGATATTAGAAATCAAGCTAGACAATTTTATCAAGATCCTGCTTCAGCTGCAGCTTCCGGTTTATTTTTTATGCCACAACAAAGATTTGTACAACAACCTTTTCTTGCTGCCGGTGGTGGATTAGCTGACATACCAAGAGAAGGATACGATAATGGCGGTGATGTAATGACTGATACAGAGAAAGCACAAAAATTAATAGATCTTGCTGATTATTTTATGGAAAGAGGTATGTCTGAATCAGAGGCTTATGAAGCTGCAGCAAAACAATTATATGCTGATGGTGGTAGAGTAGGATATAGAGTTGGTGGTGGCGTAATGAGTATGTTACAAAAAGCAAGTAGTGCTATGAAGAATTTAAAAAATAATATTATGACAAAATTATCTAGAATGACAGATGATGTAGAAATACAAACGTCATACGATGATGCTATTGATACAGGTCCAAGTATGGATACTATGATTACTGCTAAAAGCAGAAAAGGAAAAAAGGTTTTAGATCAACTAGTAGACGAAGGCATAGCAGAATTTGACGACGGTGTTTACTACATAAAAGATTTTGATGACGCTATGATAGGATTACAAGAAGGAGGCATTAAAGCTTCTGGTGCTAAATTAGGCTCAGATAAATTTACACCTACATCTCAATTTGAAACGAGACCGTATGAATCGACAGAGGAAGCCCTGATAAGAAACTTAAACAAAAGAGCAGAGGGTGGTATTATGGACCTAGGCGGTATGGAAAAAGATTATAGAGAAGGTGGCTTTGTGCCAATAGGAGCCGAGGAGAGAGCGGACGATGTGCCAGCTAGACTTAGCAAGAATGAATTTGTATTTACAGCGGACGCTGTAAGAAATGCAGGCGGAGGCGATATAGACGAGGGCGCTAAGGTCATGCAAAATATGATGGACAATCAAGAAGCAGGTGGTACTATATCAGAAGAGTCCCAGGGTAAAGAAAATCCTGCACAAGCAATGTTTGATCAAGCACAACAATTGGAGAGTAGAATAGTATAATGGCATTACCAGATTATTTACAAGAAGCGGGAAAAGATTTTGCCAAACAATTAACGGCAGCAACATCTGTACCTATAGATACAACTGCATTTACAGGTCGTCAATTTGTTGCTGGAGAAGACCCATTACAGACACAGGCTATTAATCTTGCAACACAAGGTATTGGTTCTTTTCAACCTTTCTTAACATCAGCTCAACAAGCTGTAACACAAGGGGGACAAACGCTTGGACAGGTTGGACAAACACTTGGACAAGTAGGACAAGATATTTCTGGACTTGGACAGTTCATGGGCACGGGAGCAGGGACCGGGGCTGGATCAATCGCAGCATTTACATCACCGTATCAACAAGCAGTCATTGACGAATCATTAAGACAGTTTGATTTATCAAGAGAAGGTGGTATGCAACAGATTTCAGATGCAGCGTTATCACAAGGCGCGTTTGGTGGTGGTAGACAAGGTGCATTAGAAGGACAGTTTATGGCTGACACTGCATTAGGTAGAGCAGGACTTGAAGCACAATTAAGACAACAAGGTTTTGCAGATGCCGTAGCAAGAAGAGGTCAAGCATTTGGACAACAACAAGCATTAGGATCTCAAAGATCTGGATTAGCAAATCAACAAGCAGCATTAGCAGCTCAGCAAGCAGGTTTAGCTGGTCAACAGTTTGGATTATCTAATTTCCAAAGACAAAATCTAGCTGGAGATGTGGGTAACTTAGGTCAGCTTGGTGCTTTTAGACAAGGATTAGAACAATCACGATTAGCGGCTGATCAACAGGCAGCACAGACAGCAGCCTTTGAACCATTTACTAGATTAGATAGATTTGGAGCAGGAATTACAGGTCTTGCTGGAGGTGTGGGAGGACCACAATTCCAAGCACCTGCAACCCCTAGTCCATTCTCTACAGCTCTAAGTACAGCATTAGGTATCGGCGGATTGTTTGGAAAATTTAGGTAAGATATGAGACCATTAAATAGACCAATGTTCAGATACGGTGGCCCTATCAAAGAGGGTATTATGGATGGTATGAAAGAACCACAAGCTATCAATACTGTTGGTAGTCCTTTCGCACCAAGAGATGCCAGCGGTCGTCAAAAATATGCAGTGCAATTTTTACCTTTATTATTGTCAGGTTTAAGAGCTGGTAGTATGCTTAGACCAGTTGCACAAGGTGCAGGAATTTTTTCAAGAATAAATCCTATGAGACTTTTAACCAGTGGTAGATTTAGAGACACAACAAAATTTGTAAAAGACGCTGATAAAGTTTTACCTAAAAAACCGGGCGGCCCACAATTTACGCCTGTTAAACCAGAAACAACAAGACTTGGTTTATTTAAAGCTCTTAGCGATCCTAAAAGATTAGGTATGGCTATAAGAGAAAATCCTTTTACTGCAGCATCACTATTAGCTCCAGCAGGTATAGCAACTGAATTAATTGGTAAGGGTGGTGTGGGTGCAGTTAAAATGACTCCAGATGCTTTAAGAGCATACGCTAATGCTGTCATACCTTTTGCAGACCCATTTACTAAAAAAGAAGAAGTGCCAACAAAAGAAGACGGCACCGGATTAAAACGTAGTGATAAAAAATCCACAGTAATAGGTGATACAACTACTGGCACAACTAAACCAGGTCAAGCTGGAAGCACAACTGTAAAATCTGATGCAGAAAAACAACAGATAAACGAAGCTAGAATTCAAGAAACAAAAGATAAATATTACAAACTAATGGGCATAGATAAGATGAATAAAGATGCTGTCTATGATTCATTGATTGATGCTAGTAAGATTGTATCTGAAGAAGGTGCAGATCTTAAAGGCTCTATTAGATCAGGTAATTTACAAAATAGAATTATACAGGCAATATCTCAAAACTTAGATAAATCTGCTGATCTTAAAAAACAAATTGATGCTGCAGTTCTTAAAGGTGAGATTGAAAAAGATATTAAGAGAGCTGATCCAGATACTGCTATAGACAGAGAATACAAACAAACTCAAATAGCTCTTGGAAAAAGAAAATTAGAAGGGCCGTCTGCTGCTGATGTTATGTCACAAGCTACAATAGATGGTAAAGCTATAGTGACAAGTAATACGTTAGAACAAGTGTTACGAGGTTTTGGAAGAGATGTTGATTATACTTTCCCAGATGATAAGTTTGAAAAATGGCAAAAGAATAATAAAAATAAAGATGAGATAAGTTATCTACAAGAAAACTTTAGCACCTTAGATGATGGGCTATATGTAGTAAATAAAAAAGCTTTTGAAATTAAAGGTGGTACTGTATTTCCGGTAGATTTAGATAAAATCAAAGACTTGGGGTAACACATGGCTTCCGCAAGAGAATTAATAGCTCAATCAAGCGAGAATAATAAAGTAGGCACAATTGAATCTATACTAGCAGGTGTAGGTTCTGGTCTTCTTGCAATACCAAAAGGTTTCTTTTCATTAGGTGCAACGTTATTGGATTTAGGTGTTGATCAAAACAGAGCAGCCAGAGTAGAAGCGTTCTTTGATGATCTTACAACATTAGATGAAAAAGCAGAGGCAACCGTAGCTGGTCAGATAACAGAAGCGTTGGTTAACATAGGCATACCTGCTACTGCTGGTTTTAGAATAGGGTCTAAGATTGCAGTTGATGCAATGAAAGCTGCAAACAGAGGTAAATATTTTAAGCCTACAGGTGAAGTAAAAAAATTAGCTGACGATGTATTAGCATTAAATACAAAAGGTAAGACAAACAGATTTATTGGTGGTGCATTAGGAGGTGGTATTGGTGAAGCAACTTTTGTTGGTGACGTAGAACAGATCGGTACATTTGGTGATTTGATTGGTGGACCTACAGAAATAGACAGAGAGACAGATGATCCATTAACAGATCTATTAAACAGGGTTAAGTTTGGTACAGAAGGTGCATTGTTTACAGGTGTGATTGCAGGCACTGGTAAAGTTATTAAGAAACTAACTAACAGAAACAAAAA